GAAATGATGATCGAAAAGATGGTTTCTGAGAAAGCTGAAATGGAAAAAAAGATTCAAAAGATGAGTGAGATGCCAGCATCAGAGGGCATTGAAGTTAAGCCGACTGAATTTAAATCTATGGATGATAAGAAAAGTGGTTTATCTTTAGACATTATGTCAATTCGTGAAAAGGTAAGAAAAAACAATAGATAAAAATCTAAAAAAAATAATTTTATAAAAAATGGCAACATTAAATTTAGCAAATTTAACTAAGTATACCGACCAGTTGAGCGGTATTCTTTTGAAAGAGTCTGTTTTGGTTGGTAACACTTTTGATTACGTTTCAATTCAGACTGGTGTGAAATATGCTGATTCTATCAACATCCTCACAAATACCCTAACAGCTGCTGCTGGTGGCTGTGGCGCAATCAGCCCAACAGGCTCAACAGTTTTAACACAAAGAGATATCACAGTATGTCCTATCAAGGTAGAAGAATCCGTATGTGTAGATGAATTCGAACAATATTGGATCGGTCAGCTAGCAAGAGAAGGATCTTACAATGAATTCGCACCAGCTGCGTTTAATGAAATCTATCTTGCAAATAAAGTTGAGAAAGTCGGACAGCTTGTTGAAGATCTTTTCTGGAAAGGTTCTACACTTGGATCTTTCGGATCAGGTAACTTAACTCTTTGCAATGGTATTCTCCACATTCTAGAAAACACCAACGCAACACAGTCTATCATTTCCACAACTTTCTCCGGTGCACTTACTGCTGCAAATGCATTAACTATTGTTGATGATATGATTAGCTTGATTCCAAATGATGTACTAAATGCAAATGATCTTACACTTTTCATGAGCCACACAAACTTCAGAGTACTTATGAATGCTCTAAGACAAGCAGGATACTTCTTCGGCTATGATGGTGTTGTCTCACATACTTGGGTGCTTGATAACTATACCAACACAAATGTACGTATCGTTGCAACCAGAGGTCTTAATGGAAGAAATGAAATGGTATTGACACCAGCAACAAATCTATACTTCGGTACAGATAGCTTTGGTGAAGCAAGAAACGGTGATGGCTTCCAGTTCTGGTATGACCTAAGAGATAATACTACATACTTCAGAGCCAAGTTTAAAGTCGGTGCACAAGTAGCATTCCCTGCATACGTTGTGTATAAAGCATCCTAATATCAATTGATATAAATAAAAAAAAAATATTTAAAATATGGCTTGTGTTTTAACAAATGGTTACACGCTAGGATGTAGAGACAATATTGGTGGTATTCAGGAAGTATACATTGGTGAATACAATGGTGATTCATTAACTTATACATTTGGTGTTGATAATATTATCGGCACTTTCTCTGGGGCTACTGTTAGCTTCTATACATTTGAGCAAGAGATCGAAACCGGATCTTATACTGAGAATGGTGTATTCTCTACTGAAAATGGTACTGCATTTTATGAGCAGACCTTAACAATTACACTTCATAAACTCGAAGCTGCTTTAAGAAATAAGATTTTGATCTTAGGACAAGGCAAATGGAGAATCATTGTAAAAGATCAGCGTGGCAAATACTGGTTGATTGGTAAGCAAAATCCAGTTAGAGTATCAGCAGCCACGCCAGGACTTGGCAAAGCATATGGTGATCTTAATGGTGCAGTCATTACCTTTATGGGTAAAGAGCCAGAGCCAGCATATGAAGTTGCCTCTGCAGCTGCATTGAGCGTGATTGCTTAAAGATGTAACAAAAAAGGTTTTCTTAATTTCTTTTACCTTTTTACCACCTCTTCGGGGGTGGTTTTTTTTTATAGTGATTTGCATGATAGAATAAAAAAAAAAATTAAAAAAAAGTATTAAAAAATGAAAAGGGAGGACAAAACATTTAATATATATATTATATAATTAAAAAAGAAACAAACATCATGACAAAAACACAAATAAGAAATGAATTCAACAGAATAAAAAAAGAAAATAATTACTTTCTTAAAGGATATAATCTTGTTTTTGATTATGGATGGTTACAAGAAGTAAAGATGAATTATATTGGGCTTCATCTATCTGCAGATAAAGAAATCAGATTAAATCAGGATCATTTGAATAGAGAAGATATAGTTGATATATTGATTCATGAGATTGCACACGCTTGGGTATCTTGGAGAAATAATAATTATGTAAATAAAATTACAGATATGCACGGTGAAGAATGGTATAGCAAATATCTTGAATTGGGTGGAAAGGGTAGTGAAGAATATAGATTAGGATTTGCAAAAGAAGGTATTACAGTAATAGATGGATCAATCATGATTGGATAATAAAAAAACCGAAAGGATAAAAAAAAAGAAATTAAACTATGAGCGCAACAAAAAACTTTATCGAAAGACAAGCAAATGAAAGAGGTATGGACTTCAGTGAGTATATGGACTATATGAATCCAGTACCTGAATTTTTTGAAGATTTAATGTTTGAAAATTCTTCACAAGATATTATAACATTGGAAGAATGGTGGTATTCTATGCATGCAAATGAGTCTTCAGTAGTAACAGAAGAATTACAGTTAGAATTAGATTACGATCTTAAATATGAGTTTGAAGAAGAAAGATAACTAAAAAATAAATTAAAACTATGGAAACAAAATATTTTGAATTACACAAAAAAAGATTACAAAATTTGATAATCAAATCTTATCCAGGTAGAAAAAATGACAAGGGATACTATGTCATTGAACTAAGAAGTGGTAATTGGGATAATTTTAGTGGATCTATATTCTGGGACTCAAGTGAAATCTATGATGAGAAAAAGCAAATAATATTTTTATTACAAAGCATATATGGTAATAAAAAATTTAGATTATATTTAACATATACTGGTAATGGCTTAACTAGTGATAAAATGGAATATACTGATTTCACTGGAGATCGATGTATCTGGGAACAATAAATGAAAATAAAATTTAATAAAAAGATCTGATTATTCAGATCTTTTTTTTGTATACTATTTACTCATGCAAAATGGTTTTTTATTTTATCTTTTTTAGAAAATTATATTTTTATTATATTATTAAAAAAGTATAGTGCTATGAAGGTTTTAAAGAAAGATTTAGCAAATGTGTTGATTTATGTACCCTTTGAAAATAGAAATATCATTGGTAAATTTATTGATCCGAGACTATATCCATATATGGCTGAGAAATATCCAGATCTTTTTGAGGATGAAGAAGAAGTGGTCGAAGTTAAAAGCAAAAAAAATTCTATAAAAAATGATTTATATATCAACGACGGCGAGCAATACGGTAACAACAACAACATTACAGAACAGAATTTCTTTAGCGAATGATTATTTCACTTGGAAGATTATCAATAGAAATAATTTTGAGCAATTTGTTTTTGCACCGTTAGTTTCGACCCAGTCTAGTTATTATTGTCAATTCACTTTTTCAGTTGCAACACCTTCTATTGCTACTGGATCAGTTATAGCTTTTAATTTACCATTCGGTGAGTATCATTATGAGATATATCAGACAACATCACAGTATGATCTAAATTTAAGTACAAGTCTGGGTGTGGTTGAGATAGGAATAATTAAAGTACCAGGCACACCAGCAACCTTTTCAACATTCACAGCCAGTGATGCGTCAACAATTAAGGTTTTTGGAGAATTATAAAAATATTAAAATAAAAAAATGGATAATAAAGTTGGATTTTATATGGCAGAATTTAACTCGAACACGAGTAATGCACCACAGTATATTGAGAAATCAACAAGACAAGGATTTATTGCATATGGTGAAGATAATCTATATCCAGATTATTTGATTAGTCTGATGAATAGATCTGCTAAACATAATGCAATCGTCAAAAGAAAAGCAATGATGATTGGTGGTAATGGATGGTCTACTGAAGGTAGAAGCCAAGAGTGCTTAAGATTTATTGCAAATTCATACAATGAAATGAATCTTAATGATATTGCATTTAGATGTGCGTATGATTTAGAATTATTTGGTGCGTTTTCAGTCGAGGTTATTTACTCAAAAGATAGATCAAAAATCGCTGAGATCAATTATATACCAGTAAATAAAATCAGATTGGATGAGGATAGAAAGTTTGCTTATTATTCTGATGATTGGTCAAATATAAAGAAGTTTGGACCTATAAAAAAACCAGTATATAATCCATCAAATCCTGTAGCAAGCCAAATATTATATGTTAAAGAATATAGACCAGGTACAGAATATTACGGACAGCCAGAATATTTATCATGCGTTAACTGGATTGAATTAGAATATGAAATCAGTTTATTTCATTTGAATCAGACCAAGAAAGGATTTGCACCATCAATGGCTATTACTTTTAAAAGTGGTATACCAAGTGATGAAGAGATGCGTGATGTAATCAGGCAGTTACAAAATGATTATGAAGGTGCAGTAAATGCAGGAAAAGTAATGTTTTTATTTGCTGATGGTGATGATAGAGCACCTGAGATCACACCAATATCACTAAATGATAGTGATGAAAGATTTGTAGAATTGAATAAAGAAATTACGCAAGGTGTGTTGACCGGGCACTCTGTTACAAATCCAGGTTTATTTGGTATATCCACACCAGGTGAATTAGGACAAAAAACTGTAATTTTAGAAAGTTTAGAAATATTTCAGTCAATGTATGTTGATCCAAAACAAAGAATTGTAGAAACAGCATTTAATAAATTTTTATTTTTTAATGGGATTAATGAGCCATTGAAATTGAATAAGTATAAGTTAGATCTAGAAAAAATCACCACAGAATAATTATGAAAAATCAATTTATATCAACAGACTATGTCTACAAGTATAGTGTTATAGAAGATAATGTAGATCCAGATTTAATTGAAAAGTTTATCTGGAGGGCACAAGATTTAAATATACAAGCTGCGATTGGACAAAATTTATATACAAAGTTATTGAATGATTGTCCGAATTTCAGTGGATATTATTATACATTAGTGAGAGAATATATTCAGCCAGCTTTGTGTGAATGGACTGTTTATCATGCATTACCATTTATCAATTTTAGACTCACAAATAAAGCTGTTTCACAAAAAAACTCAGATAATTCAAATCCAAGTAATTTAGATGATCTTAAGTGGTTGCGAGATCAAGTGAGGACTACAGCTGAGTTTTATTCAGAAAGGATCAAAGATTATATTAAGAATAACCCTACACAGTTTCCTGAATATTATACGATTGCAAATTCATTTGAAGTCAGACCAAATAAAAGCAATTATTTCTCTGGTATTTATACTAGAGGCAGGAGTTATCAAGGACCATTGCCTCCAAGGGGTAACATTGATGATTGTGATTTTTGCGATTAAAAAATATTATGATTTTTAAAAATGTTTAAAAAGAAAAGACCGTATATTACAAAGAATAAAATCAATTTATTGGATAAATTGAAAAAAGAAATCGACTCAATTAAAGAGAAGGAAATCAAAGAGGTTGAAGTCGATCTAAAAAAAGAATCAAAAGAAAAGTCATGATAGATTTAACTGAAATTATTTTAGGTGTAGCAGTTTCTTTATTAGGATTTTTCTTAAAGAATACTATGGATGATCTAAAAGAAACTATGAAAAGAACAAATGAGAATCAAGCAAAACTGAGTTTGATTGAAAATGATTTGTTGAATAAAACTACGCATTTAAATGAAAAATTTGATGATCTGAATTCATCAGTTAAAGAATTAACTCAAGAAATAAAAGCTTTAAATAAAGAAATCCAGAAAAAAATTTAGTTTATGGGTTTTTTCAGTGGTAGATTACTAGTTGCTATGATAGGTTTAGAAAAAAAAACGATCCTTAATATAATAAATAAAAATGAATAAATAAAAATGATGTCTGGACTTGATCTTCTATTGGAAGCTTTAGAAAAATACAATGTGAAAGAGATTAGTGATTACCTGTCTGTTAATACAAATACTGTCACAAGGTGGACTCTTTTGAAAAGAGTCCCGAAATACTATATCACGGACTTATGTAATCTACTGTGTATAAATGTTGACTACTCAAATCTAAGTTTTATTGAAAAAGATCAATTTTTTACACAACCCACCACTGTAGATTATGTGATGAAAGTTGTTGAAGAAAAACTTTCAGAATTTGGTGTAAATTTGGAGGAGTATATATTCATAGAACCTTCCGCTGGAGACGGCAGTTTTTTCAAAAAATTACCAATTGATAGAAGAATTGCATTTGACATTGAACCTAGACATCTGGGAATAACCCAAGGTGATTTTTTGAAATGGAATCCCGAAATTTCCGAAAAAAAATATTTTACATTAGGAAATCCACCATTTGGACTCAGGGGTAATTTGGCATTGAGATTCATAAATCACGCATCTGAATTTTCGGATTTTGTGGCTTTCATTCTTCCTCCACTTTTCGATAGTGATGGTAAAGGTACTTGTAAATCAAGGGTTAAAAATTTGAATTTAGTCTATTCCGAAAAAATTTCAACAGAATTTTATTATCCAGATGGTAATACAATTCCAATCTATGTTGTGTTTCAAATTTGGGCTAAAAATTTTCAAATCGAAACTGATGGGAGAAAGGATTGTTCCGATTTTGTAAAAATCTATTCCTTATCAGATGGTGGGACTCCGAGCACGACAAGGAATAAAAATATGCATGACAAATGTCACTACTACTTTGCATCCTCTTCGTTCGATAAATCTAAAATGACTCATTACCCCTCATTTGAAGATCTTCCCAACAGGAGAGGTTATGGTATCGTAATTATGAAAGAACGTGAAAGAGTAAGTGAAATTATTGAAAGTATTGACTGGTCTGAGGTTAGTTTCTTAGCTACTAATTCATCATATAATATGAGAACATCACTCATCTTGGAGGCATTAATTCAAAATGGATTATAAATTTCAAGAAAAAAAAATAAATATTAATTATGGATAGATTTTTAAAGTCTGGGTTATACACCACAATTATTGGAATTGCTATAATTTCATTTAGTGCTGCTATAATATATCAAGGCAAAGCAACACCTATGGATATGAGTGGCTGGTTTGCGTTTGGTTGCCTTATGTTAAGAGCAAATGATACATTGATTGGTTTAGAAAAAAAAAACGATCCTGAGCAAAATGAGAATTAGTTTTGATTATGACAATACAATAACTCAGATCAGATTGCAATTACTTGCAATGCAATTGATCGAGGATGGTAATGATGTTTATATCATTTCAGCAAGGCATGATGATTATGCATTGTTAAAAATGGCTGATAAGTTAGGTATAGCTAGGAATAGAATCTTTGCCACTGGATCAAATGCTGCAAAAGTAGAAAAGGTTAAAGAGTTAAAGATCACTAGACATTATGATGATAACAGAAATGTTATAGAAGCATTACCGGGTATTGGAAAATTGGTATTATAGTTAAAAATGGAAAAAAGTTGTTTTTTTTATTTTATATATAGAAATAAAAAAAGCTATGAAAAAGTACAGAATACCAAGTTGGTCTGAAAGAAGTCCTGAATTAAGAAAGAAATATGCAAAGACAGAAGACATTGAAAGATGTCATTTAAAGATGATCTATGATAAATTGCCAGATAAGTTTATTTATAAGATGTATACCACCGATCCAGAAAGTAAAGAAGGTTATGATGCCTTACTTATGAGATTTGATAAAGATTCTACATACTTCAAGGATAGATTTATTATTGAGATAAAAGTAAGAAATGATCATTATCAAAGTTTTATGTTAGAAAAATCAAAATTGGATGGATTAAAAAGAATCAGAAGTAAAAAAGATAGAAAGATCAATAGTGAGTGTTATACAAATGATATCAGTAGATTAGTTTATATTACAGTTTCTCCACAAGGCACTTATTGGTTTAATTTAGATAGTTTAGAAAAAGATTTTGAATGGAAAGAAGAAGAGCACTGGATTTCTTCAACAGATCATAGTCTAGGAAAGGAATTAAAAAAAGTTACTTATATTGATTTGAATAAGGCAAAGTATATACCAATTAAGACAGGAGATTATATTGACATAGAAACTGTTAGAGAATTAGAAAGAGAATCAAAAAGAAAAAAACAATTTGCTGGTTTTTTATTATGGGATTAAATTATATAAAAGAGAAAATTAAAAGCTTAGATGTTTTCTTAACAATTGCAATATTGTATAATGAGATAGATACAATAAATGAATTAAAAAGTGAAATTAGAGATTTAAAATTATATTATATTTTGCATGACGATTCAGAAAAAGATATTTAATATATATTATATAAAAAGTAATTATGGAAATGAAGAAATTAAGAGGCAGACCAAGAGCTGATCGAGATAGAAAAGCAAGATATAAAAGCATTGTTATTAAGACTGAGTTAAAAGATCAAATCGATGCAGCAGTTAAGAATAAGAATATGAAAAATATTACAGAGCTTTTAAAATATTTTATTGATAGGGGCTAAACTTTTTATAATATATATAATATAAAAGATGATTGTTAGATAGATGTAGTTAGACATAGTTTTAGTTTTGGGGGCTGATTTTGAGACGATCAGCCCCTTCTTTTTGAGTAGTGTTTGATGTTTCGTTATATAGATTAAAAAAGGTTGGTGTAAAAAGCCAGCCTTTTTTTTATTAAGGGAGTAAACAATATTTAATATATATAATAAAATTAATAAAAAAATTATGGAAAAAGAAATTAAAATTTGTGGATACAGAAATTGTGGTAAAGAAATGATTAAAATGCGTAGTGATGCAAAGTATTGCTGCAGAATGCATAAAGATTGTGAAAGAACCTATAAGCAAAGGGAAAAAGCCCGTTTAGAAAAGAATAAAGATGAAAAAAAAGTTTAAATTTTTATTAAAAATATATTAAAATATGCAGAGGAGCACATATCTTTTCAATATATAGTAATGTAGGAAGTTTTTTTCACATTTGTTTAGGGCGGGAGTAGCTACCCGCCCTCTTCCTACAAAAAAAATAGAAAACAAATAGTGAGAAAACAAATGTTAAGAATAAAAAGATATATTCCTAAAACTATTAGTTTATTTTTAGATTCTCAGGATCATAAAATTGTAAAATGGAATAATGATTTATCAAGTAATATAGTATCTTTAGATAAAGAAGGATTGACTATTGCTTGTGATACTATAATTAGGATATCTGGTTCTAGAGAATTAGATAAAAATGGTTATTGTGAGATACAAAGAGATATGTTTAAGAAATTACTTGATAATAATTATTCTTTGTATGTTGATTATTTAATAGAAAATAAAATTATTGATTCTGATAATCAATATATTGTGAATGAAAAAAGTATTGGATATAGATTGAATGAAGATTTTATATCTGATTTAGTAACAATTGATATCCAAAATTCAACATATAATAAAAGAAGTATAAAGCAGATTAAAGAAACAAATACTAAATTAAATGTTTCTAAAAAACACCAAGATAATTTTTTAAAATCTTTTAAGATTGATGTTTCTTCTGCACAGCAATATTTAATTGATTGTCATATTAATAAAATCCCTGATCATAAAGGTAGAGTTTATGATAAGTATAGAAAATTACTAGCAGAACATAAATTATTGCAAATCAGGGATGGGCAATTATGGATTAATAGATCTGATGGAAATGGAAGAATACACACAAATCTTTCAAATTTAAATGGAGATCTAAAACAATTTATTTATGATTATGATTTAAGTTTAGATATTGTATCATCACAGCCAGCAATGTTAAATATTTTAATTAAATTTATACAAATATTAAATATTAAAAAAAAAGAAAACCCCCTAAACCCCTCCTCCTCTTATGTGTCGGAAATTGCCATTTTCCCCAGTAATATCAAGGAAAATGACACATCAAAAATGAAATTTGAAGGACTAAAAAAATACATAAATTTGATATTAAAGAAGCAGGGGATCAAGGATGTAAAATTGTTTATCAACGATTTACTTGCTATTCAATTGCCGATACAAAAAGAAATTGATACTTGGAGAAAATTATCAGCAAATGGAAATTTATATGAATATTTTCAAAATGAGATAAACTCAAAAATAGAAAATAAAAAGACGAGATCAGAAGTTAAAACAATTATATTAACGACTTTATATTCTTCATCAAATTCAAGCAATGAATATAAGAAATTATTCTCATCTATATTTCCATCAATAAATAATTTCTTAAATAAAATAAAGTCTATAGATTCGTCTAAGAGAGGTTATAGATACTTAGCTATAATACTACAAGCAATTGAGAGTTTTATTTGGATAGAGGGCATATTAGAGAGCTTAGATAAGCAAAATATTAAATATCATTTCATACACGATAGCGTTATTATCAAAGATAAGGATTTGGATAAAACTGAACTACTTATTTTACAAGAATTTAATTACTTTGGTTTTGAACCAAAGATAAAAAAAGAAAATTTAAAATAAAAAATAAAAATTTAATTATGAGCGATGAATATAGAATCGACGATATAAATATATCTAAAATTGTAAAACAACAGCGAAGAGATTGGGCAAGTATGAATTTCTATAGATTTACACAGAAATTCCCTATAGAAAATGTAACTTACGGAAATGGAGTTATTAATTTTGAAATGGGTGGTGTTAAATATGTATATGCCGAACAAAAAAATAAAATAAGAAAAGTTGGAACTGCTATTTGGAACTCATCACCAACAAAATATTTGAGGGCTGAAAAGAAAAAAAATATTGATGATTTATTAGATTGGATAGATTTTTAAATCAAAATGGAAAAAAGTGACTTTTTTTATATTATATATATACTATAAAACAAAAAAAAAAGAAATTATCATGAAAACACAAAAACAAAAATTAGACGAAGCAAAAGAGAAACTCAGATATTATAGCGATTTTCTTGTCAGCACATTTGATGAAGACAGTATATTGTATACAAAGTTTTTCTTAAAGAAATTACAAAGAACAGTAGATCTTTACTATTTTGAAAATCCTGATAAATGGACTAGAATGAGAAATCAAGAAAAAAACAATTTAAATGAAGATGCACAGGACTAAACCAAAAGATAGAAAAGAAATTTCTATGAAACCAAAAAAAAGAATTGCACTAGCTGAAGAAACAATAGCTTTTTTAGAAAGACTGAAAGATTCACACCATTTTGGTGATATGGTTGATTGTTTAATTTTAGTGGATTTATATCAAAGGACATATGGATATTTTAATGTCGATTGGAAACCTGAAACACAAGTTATGTTTATGTACTTTAGATTAAAGAAAAAATATGGATACATTTAAATGAGTAAAGATGCTATAATTGAGTGGGTATATGCCAACAAAAAAATTAAAAGATACATAGCAAGTATTTGTCCTAGTGATAAAGAAGAGTTATTATCTGAACTAGTTATTCAGTTATATAAAATGGATCTCACAAAATTAGTGTTGGCATATAACACTAAATATTTAGAATATCTATGCTTTACAATTGCAAAGAGAATATCATATGGTACAGTTTCAGGTACCGGTATATTCTATAAGAAAACAAAAACCAGTGAAATATCTGAAAAAGAAATGGAGGTTAAAGAAGACTTTGATGACTATGATGAAGAAAAGTTAAATCGATTAAAAGAAATTTTAGAAAAAAAACATTGGTACTCGAAAACTCTATTTAAATTATATTATATAGAGGGATATAATTTACGAGAAATCAGTGAAAAATATGGGATTAATTTAAAGAGTATTTATTATACTATCGATAAATTGAAAAAAGAAATTAAAAAAGAAATATGAATTATTTAGATTATGAAATTGCAATTAATTTATGCAAGATAATGATACTATCATATACTGTATCTAGATTTGATCCATTGAAAATGGTTTTAGAGCTATTACCAGATAATCTATTCTGTAATTTATTTAGACTAGCATTAAGCTGCTCGAAATGTATAGCTTTTTGGACTGGTATGTTACTTGTTGGAGTATGGTGGGCTATGCTTGCATCATTTTTGATGACAATATTCGAAAAAACCATTGGTAGATGGATAGATGAAGTTAGATTAAATTAAAAAAAAAAGAAATATTATGGCTAAAGTTTCAAAAAAACAAGAAGAGATTAAAAGTGATCTATATCCAAAAGAAGATGCTATACAGATGCAAAGATTATGGAAAGTAGTTAAGGTCAGTCATGAAGATATGGAACTGATTTACGGTTTATATAAAAAGTATATCAATCCAAATGCAGCTCGATATGCAACGAACTGTAATTGCCATACCAGTATATCGAATTACTGGCGCACATTATTAGATTGGTTTAGCAAAAATGGTGATCGTTTTGAGAAATAAAATACCACTAAAAAAATATGTATATTAAATATGCCAAAACAATATAAAACTGAGGATTTAGTTAATAGTGTAGTTAAAATGAAGGTCGAAAAGGGTGCTTCAAATAAAACTATACTAGATTTTCTACAGAATGATTTAGGATATAAAGAAACTATGAGTTACTTAATTCTTAAATCTGCTAGAAATAAAATACAGCAAATATGGGATAAAAATGCAGAGGCACATTTAGAAGAAGCAAAGGCTCACTTAGAGGAATTATTAGAAAGAGCTTTTAAAGATAAGAATTATAAACTTGCCTTAGCAGTTAGACAAGAGATGAATAAATTGATGGGATTATATCAAGCCGAGAAAATTGATTTATCAATTGATTTTAAAGCAAAGTTTCCGGGTGTTGATGAAAATAATATTTAAGTATGCAAATTGAGTTGATTAAACCACATAAAAATCAATTAGAGATAGTAAATGCATGCTTGAATAAAGATATCTTTTTTGTAGTTGCAATCATCGGCAGACAATTTGGCAAAACAACAATCGCAGAGAATTTAGCAATATACTGGGCGTTAAATATGCCTGGATCAATAATATATTGGGTAAGTCCAACAGATTCACAAGCACAAAAAGTTTATAAAGAAATATTAAATGCAATTTATGAAAGTGGCTGTATAAAATCAAAGAAAATGCCTAAGGGTGATACCGAGATTTGCTTTATGAATAAATCAAAGATTCTTTTTAGATCAGCAGCATCAGAAGATTCTCTAAGAGGGCAATCTGTTGATTATATGATTTTAGATGAAGCAGCATTTATAAAAAAAGAAACTGTTGAAACTATATTATTACCGATGCTTAATGTCAAAGGTAAAAAATGTTTATTCATCTCTACACCAAAAGGAAAAAATTATTTATATGAATATTTTTTAAAAGCAAAAGATACACCAAAGTGGTCTTCACTAAGATATTCTACCTATGATTCACCATTTGCAAATGATGAGTTAATTGATATGTTTAGACAAACATTACCTACAAAATTATTTGAGCAAGAAATTGAAGCACAATTTGTCGACAGTAGCTCAGTTTTTAATAATATAAATGATCTTTTATGTCTAGAATCACACGATAAACCGATATCGGGTGATTATTATTATGGTGGTATAGATATTGGTCTTATAAATGATGCATCAGTTTTGTCTATATTGAATCAAAATGGTGATTTAGTAAAATACTATAGATGGGAAAATATAGAGGCTCCTGAGTTAATTGATGCAATTATAGGCATATGTAATGAATGGAATTTTGTAAAGATTTTGATAGAAAATAATAATCAAGGATTAACCATATATCAAGATCTTAAAAGAAAGGTTAAAAACATAGAAGAGTTTAACACAAATCAAAAAACAAAACCAGAGATTATTAATAGATTGATTCATTTATTTAATTTAAAACAAATAAAACTAGTCAAAGATGAATATTTACGAATTGAGTTAGAGGCATATATCTATAAACAAAATTCAAATGGCAATATTAAATTTATGGCTGATAGTGGGTTTCACGATGACTGTGTAATGAGTTTAGCAATTGCTAGATGGTGTTATGAAAACAAAAGAATCAACACAAACAATTTTAGAATTAGATATTAGAAAATAGAAAAAAGAGTATATTATATAAAAAAGAAATTATTATTATTATGAAAAATTATTTAGTTGAAGATCGAATCATTAAAATTCCAACTTGTTGGCAGGATATTAAGTTTAAAACTTATATGGAAATTGCAAAATTAGAAAAGGCAAAAGGTGCATATCAGTTTGAAGAATTATATCTGATGAAATTTGTTGAGACAATGTGTGAAGTTGAACAAGGTGATCTAGATGATCTTACCATCGAGCAAATAAATGAGATTGCTAGTGGAATGACATTCTTGGGAGATACTTTGGACTTTCCAGTTAGGACACATATGGAGATTGCTGGTGTTGATTATGTTCTACCAAAAGATATTAATAAGTTAACTATGGGTGAATATATCAGTATCAAAACTCTGCAAGAAAAAATTGGTGATGAAGTAGCCGTGTTGCCATATATCTTAGCAATCATTTTAAGACCTGGTATAAAGGTTGTAGATAGTGAGACTGGGAAAGAAATGTGGAAGCAAAATAAATTTGATGCAGAGAATATTGAATATAGAAAAAATTTATTCCTCGAACAATCTGTTGCAGATTTGATGGGTGCTGTAAATTTTTTTTTAAGTGGGAACAAAACATTTACCAACAATATAAAGGACTATACTCAGGAGGCGTGAAAACTAGTAGCTTAAGTGATATTACAATTGACAACAGATGGTCTTGGCTATCTATGGTGGACCGTCTAGCAGATGGTGATATTACAAAGCACGATTTAGTTTACCAGAGATGCTATATTGAATGTTTGAATTTATTATCTTATTGGAAAGAAAGAGATCATTATATACAGCAACAACAAGAAAATCAAAGACATAAAATAAAAAATTATTAAGATGACAGAGTTAGAAAAAATGAATCTGTTTAAGGAAAAAGGATGGAAATATGATCCAGAAACTGGTGAGTTGATCACACCAAATGGGAATGTTGTAAAAAGTGTTAATGATTCTGGATATATTTGTTGTTATATTAGAGATGAATTTAACAAAAAATTTATTATAAGAGGACATAGACTTGGTTGGTTTTTACATTTTAGTGTTGTTCCTAATATTATAGACCATATTGATGGCAATAGAAAAAATAATAAACTTTCAAATATACGAAATGTAAATTCCTCACAAAATTTATTCAATAAAAAAAAGACACTTGGATATCACTTTATTGAATCGAGAAATAAATATGTTGCTTATATTACTTTTTATGGCAAAAGAAAGCATCTTGGATATTTTGTAAATGAGGAAGATGCTAAGCAAGCATATTTAAATGCAAAAGAAAAATATCACATAATTTAATATGGCAAGTAATACACCTTCGTTACAAAAGATAATATCAATATTTAAGGATTTGGCAATCCGTCATGAAATGGTGACGGACTTTGGAAACGGACCGAGTTATAATATTGGTGCATCAAGATCAATGTTATTTCCCTATATATGGGTTGAGAATACGCAGTCTGAGACAATTAAATCTCTTAATGGTTATAAAGAGACCGTTTATACATTTACAATTTATTGCTTAGATAAGATAAATATGGGTGATGATAATTATGATCAAATAATTTCAGATACACATTATATTTTGGATACAATAATTCAAGAAATGTCTCAACATAAATATTATGTTGATATGGGATTGTCTATTGAAGGTAATGTAGTCATGCAGCCAGTGTTAGAAGCCACCGATGATTCGGTAAATGGTTGGCAAGCAGAAATTTCAATCAAGGTGCCAGTTAGATATACTTATTGCAATTCACCAATTGAACCAATTACAGGATATGAAACCATTTTGACAAATGGTATAGCTGAGTATAGAATTATTGGTGCACAAGGTCCGACTGGACCACAAGGTGTAACTGGACCACTTGGTAATCAAGGTATACAAGGCCCCACTGGTACGGGTGGAGTAATTGCACTATATGGTTCATTTTATGATACAACAACACAGACAAATGCTGGTGCTACAGCAACAAACTTGATGCGATATAACACCACAGATATTTCAAATGGTGTTTCGATTGTTTCAAATACACAGATAACGATTTCATCTGTTGGTGTTTACAATATACAGTTTTCAGCACAGATTGACAAAACAGATTCGGGTAGCGATGAGATAGAAATTTGGTTAAGGAAAAATGGGCAAAATGTGGCAGATACTTCTACTACTTTGGAACTTGTTGGAAATAACACCGAACTTGTAGCTGCTTGGAATTGGTTAGTAAGCGCAAATAGTGGAGATTATTATGAAATTGCTTGGCACAGTATTGATACAAATATGCGAATCCTCGCAAGAGGAACTCAAAGCAATCCAGATAGACCAGCAATACCATCTATTATTCTGACAGTTTCACAGATTACTTATACACAAATTGGCCCAACTGGAAGTCAGGGTGCAACTGGCCCACAGGGACAAGTTGGCCCACAAGGCCCACAAGGGTTTCAGGGAAATCAAGGCCCACAGGGATTTCAAGGTGATACTGGCCCACAAGGTGTAACTGGTGCTGCTGGACCACAAGGATTTCAAGGTGATACTGGCCCACAAGGCCCACAAGGAAATCAAGGAACACAAGGTCCACAAGGAAATCAAGGCCCACAAGGATTTCAAGGACAGGTTGGCCCACAAGGCCCACAGGGTTTTCAGGGAAATCAAGGCCCACAGGGTTTAGTTGGAGCCACAGGTGCAGTAGGCCCACAAGGAAACCAAGGATTTCAAGGTCCAACTGGACCTTCATCTGGTGTGCCAAAGTTCTTTATCAATACAACTGTTGTATCTACTGCAACATCGAGTGAATCTATACTTGCAACTATAACTATTCCAGCAAATACTGTTCAGGTTGGGGATTTTATAGAATTGAACTGGCGATTGCTAAAAACAAATGCAAACAATACTTGGAACAGTAGATTGTATATTGGAACACAATCGAATGTTATACCATCAACTGCACTCGCACTTATTGATGCTTCGACAAACTTGACTGCTACAACCAGAATGGGTCTTGGTATGAGGACACTTGTGGTTGTAGCATCGAATAACACAGAATCAATGGCAAAAAGGTCTGCTTATGACTGGGATGAAACAAATGGTTGGACGACCACAGCATATTTATCTTTGAATATAAACTGGACTATTGACCAACATATAATCTTGACTGGTTTTATTGTAAGCCCATTGGATAGTGTTGCTGTTAAATTATTGACTTGTAGAATAAATAGAGCAAATTAAAAAATAATTCTAAATGAAATGATAGTATTAGACGCAAATGAATTTGGAGCACCAGTAGATCCTTATTGGGTTGAAAGATGGATGAATTTTCATAGATTTTATGATGGCAAAAATCTATATCTTTTTGAAACTATTGAGGAACAACAATTATTTATAGAACAAAATTATCCTCAAACAACACCACCTTTTATTTGGGATATACCATCGAATGCAAATATTGTTGACCATTTACCAAATGGATTACCTGTTGATGAAAAATGGCTTACTTATCCAAGATTTTTTAGAGGTGATGTTCTTTTTATTTTCAATACACAGGAAGAGTTCGACCAATATATTAGAGATAGAACAGATTATACCGATTTAGGATAATATAAAATAAAAATATTTGATATGCCAGTTAAATTCAAAAGCGGTGGTGGTAAATGTTGGGCTCAATGGGGTGAAAATGCCACCACAAAATATGAATATATTTGTGGGAATGATAGATCAAAAGCAATAGCCTATAATAAAGCAATGCGACAAGGGATTGCAATTGAAATTTCAAAAGGAACATTTGAGTCCGAAACAGATAGGGATCTAGTATTAGAATATAAGTTTGCAGAAACATACAATGACTATCCGAAAAGTGCCTCTACAAACGCACAGAAGGCTCTGGATTGGATTGAAAAGTATGGAAGAGATGTTGTTCAGGCTGGAACAAGAGTGGGGCTTACAAGGGCAAATCAGCTCGCTAAGGGTGAACCTATTTCTATTGATACAATAAGACGAATAAAAGCATTTTTTGATAGACATATCAAAAATGTTGATTTGAAACCAGAATTTAGAAGTAGGCCACATTTACAAAAAGGCTACGTATCTGGCTTGCTATGGGGCGGATTAGTTATGTACGAATGGTCTAAAAGAAAACTTGAACAAATCGAAAACGAATGATTTAGTTTTAATGCTTATTTTTCCAGATATATCTAGGAAAAATGACAATTTGCGAATCATAAGAGGCAAGTAATAAGTAGATATAAAATTAAAAAAGATACTCATGCAAAATAAGTCTTTAAATAAAGAATTAGAATTACTAGGTGAAGATTTAGTAAAAGGTATTGTTGAAGAATTATTAAAAGCAGATAAAATTGCCACAGGTAAATTAGTAAGATCAATTGATTATAGAATTATTACAAAAGCTAATAGATTAATTTTAGAAGTCTTAGCATTACCATATTTAGAAAATGTTATTGAAGGAAGAAGACCAGGTGCAAAACAACCACCTGTTTCGGCAATTATACCTTGGGTAAAAAAAAGAAATATAAAAGTAAAAGGCGCAAAGACACCTGAGCAAAGTGCTTTTGTTATTGCAAGATCGATTGGCAAAAAAGGTATAAAACCAGTCAACGAGATTAGAAAAACTATTGATGAGATATATTCTAGGAAAGAAAAACTACTTGCACAAGCAGCAAGTGAGGACATTCTAGATCTCATAGACAAATTATTATTACGCAAATGATCGGTACAGTTAGTTTATTATCAGAGCCAGGTGGTTTAGAACCTATAAATAAAGAATTATGGTTTAGATTGAATAGCGCAAGTTACTCAGCCACTGATTTCAAATATTTATTTAAGATAAATTATTTGGAGGAGCCATTTGAATCAAGACCTTATAAGATTGGTCCATTATATAAAGTACCACCAAGACCAGATACTGGTGATGGACTTTTTTCACCACATAGATATATCAAAAGTTTTATTTCATATAATTTAAATCCTTGGCAACAGGGATTTGATTCAAATCTTGCTAGAGCTGGTGGTAATGTTGGTATAGATGATCAATTATTTAAATATGCAATAAATTATGGATTTGAATATAATCCAAATCTACCATTTGTACAGACATTTCAATCAGGTGGATTTCTAGGTTTAAGTTTTTCTGTTGCACACGGTTTATTAACTAGTGATTTAATCACAATTAATAAAGATAATAAACAAATCAATATTGCTTATGATGGCACAGCATCCGTCACACAAGTTTTATCATCAACAACAATAAGGACGGACAAAACATTTGGTCTAACTTACAGTAATGAGACAGGTATTATTACAAATATTCAAAGATTGACCGCAACATCAAGTGAACTATTAGCATTTAATGGAACAAGGCAATATACCGAGTCTGATAAGGATTTTTCAATTTATCAATTGACTGGAAGTGGTAAGAAATTTTTGACAACATATAACCAAACAAGCAAACCAATTATTCGGGATTCAACAGGTGGTGAATATGAAACTATATCAATGATTATGGCTGGTCCGACTGGTTCAAGGGGTCAAATAAACATTTATGATGTGAATGGCGCAACATTGAGTGGATTTTCATTTGTTGTTACTGGAACACAAAGATATAGAAGAGCTGATTTTGGAGTTGGAACTATGAACATTTATGACGCGACTGGATTTGATTTTACAGATCCAAATGTTGGATCATATACTTTTCAAGTGAATCGAAGCGATGGTGCACCTTATAGTGAAATTAGAAGATGGCATATTGTAGATGAATGTACTTTATATGATAAAATTAGAGTTTGCTTTTTAAATAGACTTGGCGGATTTGATTACTTTACTTTTACAAGAGATAAAAAGAAGACTGTCAATTTTAAAAAGAACGAATATAGTAAAATATTACCTTGGGATTATCAATATGGAAAACCTGAAGAAAGATCTGACAGAGGATCGACTATTTTCTCTGTAGAAGCTGATGAAAGTTTTACATTACAATCAAATTGGATTACAGAGAAAGATGCAATATGGCTAGAAGAGCTCATGACAAGTCCAGAGGTTTATATTTTAGATTATATAAATGGATATCCATATAATGATACAAGAGGTGCGGTTAAAATACCTATCATAATTACAAATACAAGTTATGAAGTAAAGACTACATTGAGAGATAAATTATTTAATATTTCAATAAATTATAAATTGGCAAATCCAATAAATTTACAAAATGACTAAAAAGAAAAATGACAAGATTTGAAATTATTGTTGAGGTAAATGGTGTTAGGAAATATTTAGATACCGATGGTATTGAGAATATCTCATTGAATTATAATATAGCAGATATAATTACACCAGACAAGAGAAATTCATCTTATTCCAAAACTATAAAAGTTCCTGAGACAAGGAACAATCGATCAATCTTTGGTGATATATCTGATTTGACTATTGATTCAAGTTTCAATCCGAATAAAAAGTCAAGATGTTGGATTCTTGCTGATACTATTGTTGTTTTGGAGGGTTATCTCCAATTGAGAAAAATCTCTATGGATTGGAGATATGATTATTCATTTTACGAATGTGTAGTTTTTGCGGACAATGATGGATTCTTTAAAGAATTAAACGAAAGCTACCTGAGAGATTTAAATTGGAGTGAATTAGATCATGAATGGGGCTTAGATAAAATAAGAAATTCTTGGACAGCTTCTTGGTATGATGGATATTTCTATCCTTTAATTGATTATGGTTATAATTTTGATCTATCAGATATAAATCAAGGTTTAATTATTGGACCAAGTGGCACCTCAGTAAATTATGGAGTAAATGAAGACCAGTTTTTCCCAGCGACAAATGTAAAATATATTCTTGATAAAATTTTTAGAAATGCGGGATATAATTATATATCATCATTTTTTGAGACAAATGAATTCAAAAATTTTTACATACCCTACAATGGTAGTGGTAAATACGAGAGAAATCCAAATGATTTGACTGGTAGATTTTCAGCTTATTATTTAGGAACTTATAGTTACATTCACCTCAGTCAAGGACAAATACAGGATTTTGCATTTATAAATAATGGTGTATATCCATCAGCACCAGGTGGAGCTTCCCCTCAGGCTTATACTACTGATTTTGATACGGTAGAAATTATTGGAAATAGTGGAACAAATGTAGGGCAAAGAATTATTTTTGATTTGGAAACACCACCCGGTGGAGACCCAGATGGAGTTTGGAATCCTATACTTAGTGAATACACTGCACCAGCAAATGTCACAAGTCAAAGATTTTCATATAATTTTGATATAGAATTTCCTATCAGAACATTCTTGCAACCATCATCACCGAATAATAATACCCTGAATTATTTCCCCTTATTTAATGGTAATGTGACATATCCGGGCATTCAAATAAAAAGGACTTTTGCACCAAATGGAGTAGCAGTAGCAGGTGGATATCCAGTATATTGTGGCGGGGCTAATTCAAGAGTTCCTTTCACAATAGACAGGATACCAAACATTGAATATTTAGACATTGCAACAGTCAAATTTCCAGTTGATAATCAAGCTAATCAATTTCCAGCAGTTCATCAACTTGTAAATTTACCAAAAAGGGTCAGAGGTCAATTATCAACAGATTTGTTTGGATTAGGTGAATTGAATCACCCACTTGTACCAGGTGAAAAAGTATGGGTCGAATTCTTCTTTACAACCAAATCATTGGTATTCAGAGGACAATTATTTGAATTGGAATATGGATCGGGTTCATTGGTTGGAAAGTTGCCTGCTGACCTAAACTTTTTTACAACTTTGCCAAATGCGAGTTGGAACGCATTTACAACTGGACTTTACCCATTAAGTTTATATCCTTGGATGCCTTATAGTAGTCCATTCCACTTCCAATTCGGATATAGTACAACTATACCATTTACAGTTCTGCTTGACAGAAGCGCACTGACTTTTACGTTCAGAGGATACTTTGGAAGTCAGCCAGCGGGTCAAACTATTACATCAACTGGTTATGGATTCTTCTTCAATAATTTATCACTATATCACGTAGCAGGTGACACTGTACCATATGTGCAGAACATACCAAATAATATAAAACAAAAAGATTTCATTATATCTCTAATAAAATTATTCAATTTATATATAGAACCGACAAAAGACAACCCAAGGATACTAATAATTGAACCAAGAGATGAATTTTATGAGCAAGGGAGCGTAAAAGATTGGACTTTAAAATTAGATACAAATGCAAACATTGATGAGGTTATACTTGCTGAAACACAGAACAAGTCAATTTTATTGACTTACAAACAAGATAAAGATTTTTATAATGAGGATTATTTATCCAAGATTAATGATGTTTATGGTGAATATGAAATTGTGATTGATAATGATTTTGCAACTGCACAAAGAAAGATTGAACCGATTTTTAGTCCGACGCCTTTGATTCCATTGTTAGGGAGTGATGAAAAAATTGTAATACCTAAAATTGGAAAACTTAATAATGGAGTTTTTGGAAATACCGACCACAACTTGAGAATCTTAACTAAATATACAAGGTTCAATTCTAAAACTTGGGTTTATGACAGTGCGTATCCACAGACAGGGGCAGCATATTATGGATTCACAATTTTAGAGAATCTCAGTGCGGTGACACATAACTTTGAAATTGGTGATTTAATACAAATCAGTAACCCGACCTTCACATTCTTAAATATATTGGCGGTTGTAGTAGATATAATCAGTTCAACAGAAATTGCAGTAAGTTTTTATCCAAGTTTGGCTATTTTGATAAATTTCCCACCAGCTTGGATTGCTACTGGCTCAGTACAAACATACAGTGGGTTGATGCCCATAGCACAATTTGGATATAGAATAAAAATTGGGTCAAGACGACTATCACAAATTTATGATTTAGATTACATACCTTATTTAGGTCATTTAGATAATCCACAGAACTCAAGATATGATTTGAATTTCGGTCAAAGCACAACTTATTTTAGATATGACACATTAACTAATAATAACTTATATAATTTATATTATAAAAATATGTTCGATGATATTGTCTCAAAAGATTCTAAATTGATTACAGCACAGTTTTATTTAACAGCAGCTGATATAGCTGATTTTACATTCAGAGACAAAATTTATATCAAAAATCAATATTTCAAAGTAAATAAAATAAGTAATTATGACCCAACAAAAGAAAAACTTACCCAAGTAGAACTAATCAAAAGTGGTATAAGTAATATTATAGTTCAGAGAATACAAAACACAAGACCGACTACAAGACCGATAGAGGTTCCTGGTGAATCAATAGAAATTGTTGAAAGAGCCTCAAACCCTTTTTATATCAATATGGCTAATCCATTAAATGATATAAAAAAGACAAATTCTTTGGTTGGAGGTGTTGACAATTTTGTTTACGCAAAAAACTCAATAGTGGTTGGAACAAATAATAAGGTTGCTGGTGGAAATAATATAATTGCTGGTGATTATAATGATGTTGATGGAGAAACAAGAGGGAATTTATTGATTGGAAATAATAATCATATAATTGGAGGCATTTCAAATGCTATAGTTTTTGGATCAGGTACTTTAGTTACAAATTCAAATATAGTTCAAATTAATAGCAGATTCATAGTGACCAGTAATTTCATATCAGCTGGTAGGGACGAAGTTCTCAATATGTATTTTGATAATAAACCAAATAACTTTGTTTCAGCTAGTCGTGATATGGTTAGGGAGTTTGGAAGTCAAGATCCTGTAAATTATATTACATCTGGAAGTGATCAGATTTAAGAAAAAATTAAAGAGTTTATATTCTTATATAAAGATAAAATATATTTTATGAAGATTTCACAATATAGTAGAATTTCACACCATACGACAACTGGATCACAATCTACAGTTTTTACTGTACCATCATCAGAAGATTTTACATCTGGATCTTGGACAATCTATGATTTAGCACTAAGTGAGATTGGTGTAAATGAGTATGCTGAAAGAGCATTTATAAGAGTGGCAAGTGATATTAAAGAATTTAGCATATCAGATCATGCAATTGCATCAACACCAGGTACATCTAGTGCCACTTTATACACATTTGTGAGACCAATTGTTGATGATGTTATTTGGGTTGAAGGAAAAGTAAAAGCAAAAAGTAATGATTCAAATAACTATGGATATGTGGCTGATCTGTGGTTTGGTGTAAGAAATTCTGGCACAAATTCAATTGCATTGGTTGGTACTACATATTCAGTTAGAGCATCTTGGGATTTTTCTGCACAGCCAGGTTTATCTATAACTACTTCCGGATTAACTTGCTCAGTTACAGTTACTGGTCTACCAGGTTATACTATGAGCTGGTCTGGTAATTTCACAAAAGGATAAAAAATTATAATATTATCAAATGGCACAAAAGGATATAAGTCTTAAAATTGATGCAGTTGTAGATTCAGCTGAAGCAGCCAAATCATTAGGTCAACTAAGAAAAACTCTTATAGAGATTCAAAGCATACAAGGAGAAATTGGTGATGAAAGTTCAGCTGAATTTGCTAAACTCCAAGCTGCTGCTGATGCAACATCAGCCAGGATGGCATCTGTTCGAGATTCTGTTGGTGATATTAGTGATAGGATAAGAACATTAGAAGGAAGTAAAGTTGAAAGATTATCGGGTTCGTTTGGTCTTCTAAAAGAAGGTATAATGAATCTTGATTTTGATAAAGTCAAGATTGGAATTAATGGTTTTAGTCAATTAGCATCAGAAAAATTTGCTGATGTTAAAGAAGGACTTGGTGGAATTCGTGATGGATTAAAAGGAGCTGGTGAGAGAGCCGGGCAGATGTTTAAAACTTTTGCTGCAGCACCTATGGCAAGCATTGCACAAGGTTTCACAATGATTACAACATCGCTATCAGCTACTACTAAAGCTGTTTATGCAAATACTGTTGCCTTATTAACAAATCCACTATTCTTACTGGGTGCAGCAGTGGCAGCGTTAATTGCTTTAATTGTTATTTTAGCAGCAAAGTTTGGTATATTAACTGCTGTAATTGAAAAAACAACAGCTGTTGTGAATTTTTTAATTTCTTTAATGGAAAGATTCACAGACTATTTGGGTCTTACTACAAACGCACAAGATAAACTAGCAAAAGATACATCTGCTGCTGAGGAAAAGAGAAGAGCAGCGATGCAAGAAACCTTGGATAAGCAAGAAGATATTTATTCTAGGACTAAGGGTATGACCGAAGAAGAAATTGCGGCGTTGTATGGAAAAGAACAAGCTGAAAAAATTGTTGGTCAAAATATTTATGATATTAGAAAGAGAAATGCTGAGGAACAACAAAAATCTTTTCAAAAGGAAATTGATGCATATGATGCTATTGAAAAGGCTGGAGGTAAATTAAGTGATGAACAAATCAAGGCAAGAGATGCAGCAAAAGAAGGATATAAAAAAGCAGTTGATGCAGAAATTGCAGCCGAATTAGATAAGAAGCAGCAAATAGAAAAGATTACAGCTGATATAAATAAGACATTAGAATCTTATAGAATAAAGAATATACAAGATGCTGATGAAAGAAGAAAGGCTGAATTAAAAGTACAAGAACAAGATGCATTAAGACAGCTTGAAGTGCAGAGAGTTATCATGCAAGGCTTAGGTATGACTAAAGAATTAGAAACTTTAGAACTGGCTAAGACTGAAATCACTAAGTATTATGCAAATGAGGCTGTTAAGGTTGATAAAGAAAAAAATGCAAGAATTAGGGCACAGACAGATAAAGCAAATGATGAAGCAAAAGCTAAGGCTAAGGAAAAAGCACAAGATGATCTTGCTGCTCTACAATTAGAAGAAGATAAAAAGATTGCATTAACAGAGGCCGGAAGTCAAGCTAGATTTAAAGCTGAAACAGAAAAGATTGATAAGACTATTGAGTTTTATAAAAATAAAGGTGCTGCATTAGATGTTGATACAAATAGAATTATATTTGATCTTGAGGAAAAAAGAAAGAAAGTTGTTGCGGATGCTGATGCTGCACAAGAAGAAAGTAATTTAAAAGCAGCAGAACAAAGAATTAAAGATGAGGAAGTAGCAAATCAAATAAAGGCTTTAGAAGCTAAGACTAGGGAAGAAAAACTTGCAGCGGAGATTGAGGCAATTAATATAAGAAAAAATGCTGAATTATTAAATACAAAACTTACTGCTGATGAAAGAAAATTAATTGAAGCACAAGCCGCTGCTGATATACAAGCTCTCAAGGATCAAGCTGTTGAGGATGAAAAGCTAAGGCAACAAAAATTAACTGATATTGCAAATGAAGCAGCTATAACTGAAAAAGAAAATAATGTTGCAAAAATACAAAAAGAGCTCGAAAATGAAACTTTAAAAACGGATCAGAAGATTGAATTATTAAATAGATTGCAAGAATCTGAATTGGCATTAATTGCTGAAAGAGAGAGAGTAGCTTTGGAGTCTTTACAAAGAGAATATACTGAAAGGAAAAAAAATGCAAAAACACCAGAAGAAGCACTTATTATCGATCAATGGTATGCTGGTGAAAAAGATAAAATAACTCAAGAATCAGCAGCTAAGGAAACTGCTATAAAAGAGCAAACATTACAAAAAACTAAAGAAATAAAAAGTCAAGAATTAGCAGATATTTTAGATAAATCGCAACAAGCTTTAAATTTCACACAAAAAATCTCTGATTTAGGATTTGCAATATTTAAAAATACAAGAAAGAAGGAAGCAAATGAAAATGATGAGCAAAGGAAGAAAAGATTACAAGAAGAAGATAAAGCAGCTAGGATTCAATTTGCTATAAATAAAGGTATTCAATTAGGATCAGCAGTGATTAGTGGTATACAATCTATATTAGCAATTACCTCAGTTCCAGATTTTACCTTAGGTGTCCAGACTGCAATTAGAATTGCTGGACAGGTAGCATTAAATGCTTTATCAATTGCCAAAATTGCTTCCACACAATATCAGCCAGCTGGAGGTGGGACTGTTGAATCTGGTGGTGGTATTTCAGCACCCCCTGTTCCATCTGTTGGAGCAGCAACTGGAGCAGCACCAGCAACACCAGCTCCACCACAATTTCAAGCAGCGCAATTCTTTACTTTAGGTCAACAGGTTGGACCAGCTGCTGGTGGTGGACAAAATCCGATACAGGTCGTTGTGACTGAAACCGATATTACCAGCACACAGACCAGAGTTAGAGTTATTGAAGATAGAGCCACAATTGGATAAAAAAAATATTATAATATTATGAAAGGATCTATAAAAAAAATCGACCCACAAAATCTTCCAGTTTATGAAATAAAAATAAATGATGAAGATGAAAGTGGTATATCATTAATCAGTTTAGTTGGTGAGCCAGCTATCAATATGAAAGGCATGATGTTTTCAAGCGACCAAATGTATACAACATTTAAAGAAGTATCTGAAGAAAAGCAAATTATCATTGGACCAGCATTGATACCAAATATGCGTATCTACAGAGAAGATGATAAAAATGGCAGTTATTATGTTTATTTTACACCAGAAACCATTGAGAAGATTGTAGAAAAGTTCAATAAGTTTGGATCAAATCGAAAGATAAATATCGATCATAGTAATAAGATGGTTGATGCATTTATTATGGAAGACTGGATTGTAGAAGATGAGGTGTATGATAAAAGTAGAAAATATGGATTCGAAGTCCCTAAAGGTACTTATATGATTAAAGTAAAGATTGAAGACAAGGATTTCTGGATGAATGAAGTTAAAGGCAATGGTAAATTTGGATTTTCAGTCGAGGGTGTACTCGGGCACCAGTTAGTCAAGTTCGATAAGAGCATGCAAGAAGAAGTTATAGATATAGTTACAAAGACATATGATTCTATTGAGGAAGTTATAGATGATCTTGATATAAAAGATTTATATAATATTTTCGATTTATTTGTAGAAGAAAAAAAGTAATTTCAGAAAAAAATTAGAGTAATTTATATTCTCTAGTATAAAAAAATAAGTTATAGTATGACAAAAAATGATTTGATTACAAAAATTAAAGCACAATTGAAGGGACTATTAACTACAAAATTCGCCGAAGTGAAGGCTGGCGATCTTACTATCACATCACAAGATGAGGTTTTAGTCGTTGGATCTGAAGTTTTCACAGTCGATCAAGATGGTAATAACATACCTTTAAGTGATGGTGAATATGTGTTAGATAATGGTACTAAAATTATGGTCGCTGCTGGTAAAATTACTGGCATTTATGAAAAAGAAGCAGAAGTTGAATCAGAGGTTGAGCTGCAAGAAGAAATGCCTGCTGCTACACCTGAGGATGAGACTAAAAAAACAGCAGAAGCTAAGCCTGATTTAGCTGAAGAAATGAAGAAAATGGGCGAAAGACTTGCAAAGTGCGAAATGATGATCG